GTTCGCCAGACCCGGCCCCCCCGTGATGGGGGCCACCCTCCCCCCTCCCTGCCGGGGGCCGCTCGCGGATCGTTTTCTTTGAGTGACAGGAACGACATCGGCACGCGCCGTTGGTGATCTCGTACCGCAGGTCGGGCCGCTCGGCCACCGGCACGATGTGGTCGGCATGGTTGGCTTGGTCAATGCGTCCACAGTCCACGCAGGCCCATGCGTCACGTGTGAGCACAGCCTGCCGCCACTTGCGGTGTTGCTTGTCGGTGTAGCCACGGGCCGATGCGTTGGGCCTCACGCTGTCATCACGCCTCTGCTGTGTACGCAGGCGAGGCGGGCGATAGCTTGGCATCCTGCTGGGCATGGGCTACTTCTTCCCTGCACAGGTAGGGCACACAGTCCTATGGCCATCACCGTGGACGATGTACCCACGGCCATTGCAATCCACGCACACAGCGGGCTTGGGCTTGGGCGGCTCTGGCGTGGGCTCTGGGGGCTTCTCCTGTGCGGTTGCGGCATACGCTGCCGAGACCGCAGCCGAGGCTCTCGGGGCCTCGAGGTCGATCTGTGCAGGGTCAGCCGAGAGAGCCGCCAGCACTGAGAGGATGTACTGCCACATGATTACCATCCTTGCCCGTGGTTGATCACTCGGTGGCCATCAGCATCGACCCGAGCGTGGACCACATACGCCTGCTCGGCCGGTGGAGGCTCGGCAAACATCATCACCCATAGGCCCGCCTTGGCCAGCCTAGCCAGCAGACGCAGGACTGGCCGCTCTGGCTCAGGCTTCACTGGGCTGTAGTCGCTCGTGGCTGCCCACCACGTGAGCATCACGGCCACTAGGCCCACGACCACGGCTGTCTGGATTTCTTTCTGGGTCATCGGTCAACGCTCCAGATGGAGTAGATGAACATCACCACGCACGCACCGATCACGCTGCCGATGAGGCCCGCAGGACCATTGCCAAACGGCAGGCCACCTGCGAGCGAGCCAATGAGGCCGAGGCCGATGGTGGGCACCCAGCCATCAGGGCACTTGCCCGGCATCGCCCACTTGGCGATACCTCCCACGACGGCACCGAATACGAGCCACAACAGTAAACCCATGAGCTTCTCCTACTGTGCGAGGTGGAACGTGTCTGCGATGAGTCGGGTAGGCGACGGATTGCGAGCCTCTGGGGGTGCAGGTTGCAGCCAGTTGCCGTGATCCAGATTCCGATAGCGGAAGTTCACGCCTGAGATGCTGAAGGAGTCCTGCCCTGAGAGCATCGCGTCAACCGTTTCGCGGCTCACCCAGAACGAGCCGTCAGGCTGATCGGCGGGCCACTTGGGGCCGGCATTGAACACGCCCCAAGAGTTGATGCAGAGCAGCCCGTCACGCTTGCCCTCGTTCTTGGCATACCGAACGCCGATAAAGCACATGCAGTGTGCCCACGAGCCGCTGCGAGGTGCGAAGCCATCGGCGTCACGCTGCGACGAAAAGCCGACGCCGCTGCACACAGGCACACAAAATCCGCTTTCCAAACTCGCCGCAGCCTCGTCAAAGTTTCGCACCAGGGCGACATTCGTGGCCGTGTTCTTGTTGGCAAGCTTGGCGAGCACCATCCCAGCTTGGCCGCCACCGCACAACAGGTTGCCCCACTCCTTTGCCCTGCTCGGGTTGTACGTCGTCAGGTCAACGCCGGGATACTGCTGACGAAACAAGATCCCGCCCACGGTCTGATCCTTGCACTTGCCGGCGACCCACCGTGCAGCTGCACCGCCGTATGATCCGTCGGAAAACCCTGCCTGTGTGACCGGAGGGAGACGCCCGGCAGTCCTCGAACCGGAGTACAGCGGCTCAGTCGCCACGAGCTTGGGTGGATCGGGCAATTCGCCCTCGGCCCAGTCAACGCATTGGCCGACGTAGCTGCCCATCGCCCAACCGAACGAGACGCAGTCGCCGATCCCCTGCTTCCACGGGCCGAAAGGCTTGCCGTAGACCTGGCGGTGAGCACGATCCGCGAAACGATAGAGGAACGTGTCCTGCCCCTTGGCATTCTTGATCACATCCTTGGCCGCGTCAGAGAAGAGCGGCTGGTCGAGCTCGGCGAGAAACGCCCGCGTGCCTGCTGGGTCTGGCGTGTAGCCGAACTGCCCGTCAATGCGTGCGGCGACTCGGTGCGTGGCACGCTCCACCAGCGCCCCGAGGATCGCCATCACGATCACGAACGCGACGGCAGACAGAGACCAGCGGCTACTTCGTGACATCGGCTGCGGCCCTCGACAGGTCACGGAGTGCAGACACCCACGCGGCACGGCTCTCGGGCGTCACAGGACCGCCAGACGAGCCAACTGCGTCATCCAAAAACCGATGGACGGCATCCCTCACCTGCGGCTGGCGGGCGCCGATGCTCTCGCCTTTGCACCGCATCTCGCGGGCGGCAATCCGCAGTTCGTCAAACGCAATGCCGGTCTTGAGCCTCTGGTCGTGCTTTCCGTCATAGTCGATGCACTCGGCGAGCTCGCCGCAAAGTGCTGCCATGATCGAAGCATCTTCGGCGGCAGTCGGGCCGATGAACTTGCCCCTAAGCGTGAACGCATCCGGCGGCACTGGTGCCGGGCCTGGTGCTGGTGCCTGCCGGCTCGGTGCGAACGCAATCACCGCAGCCACAAGCAACGCCACAGCGGCGACGTACTTCCCGTCGATGGTCGGCATCTTGGCCGTGGCGATGAACGCCTTCGCCCGCTCGGTGATCTGCTGGCCGGCGAGCACGTAGACCGCGAAGGCGATGAGTAACGCTGTGATCACGACTTCCTCACGAGTGGCAGGATTGTTTCGATGGTCCCGGCAGCGATGGCGACGACCATTGCTCGAGCTGCTGGGCGGACGATGAACCAAAACGGATACGTTGCGTACGGCACACACATCACAGCCAGCGAGTCAAACAGCACGCCTACGGCCTCCAGCACGATGGCTCGCTTCTCTTCGCCCGTCAGAGTCTTGGTTGCGTCCAGCGTCTCGACTGAGAGCCTGACGAGTGCGGCCACTAGGGCACCAAACTCCATCCACGTCAGCCCGTCCTTGGCCGAGACTCGTGCGGTGACGAGGAATGCCGTGACCTTGTCGGCGATGTCCGAAAACGGACGAGCGGCGGCGATAGGAGCGTCGGCGACCATACCTACCAATCTGGCTGGATCTCCGGGCTGTCTTGCAGTTCTTCGGGCAGGGAATAGGAACGCATCTGGAAAAACTGTGTCTTCACCACGCGCCGATCCTGCTCTGTGGCGTCGTCCCAAGTGGCACGGATACGCTGCGTGGCCGCTCGGATCTCCTCGGGCGTCGGATCACGGCACTCGGATCGCTTTGGCTTGAACCGAAAGCGTCGGTCGTGCCGAGGGGCCAGCGGCACCACACCCTTCAGCCGAATCAGCTGGTCCTTCGTGATCGTCCAATGGGTACAGATCGCCACCATCGCGGAGTGAGAGTCCCACTGCATCTGCAGGAGGTGCAGGTCAATCGTTGCTGTGTTGCCCGCCATCCAGCCACCTCATGACGCACCGCTGCGACGGGTTCAGGTACAGCCCCTGCCCAGTAGCCCGCTCAATGCTCTCGTGAAACTTCACGTGTTCGCAGTCGGTGCCGTCGTACGTTCCCGACAGGTAGGCGGCTGTCCGGTAGATCGCCAGCCCGCCCATCGCACTACACACCGGCACAGGCGGGCTGCCGACCGGGGGCAACCATTGGTGCTTCCATCCACCCACACCGTTGGTGTAGTCGTCCCAGTAGGAGTTCAGCCGCAGCGCCCAGCAGTCGTAGTGCAGCCACGCGGCAATCAGCTGCGTCTCGCCTGCGGCGTTTGTCTGGTACGCCGGATGCTGCAAGAGCGACACGCTGGCCATGCCGTAGGCGTCGGGCATGTGACGCATCCAGCCGACTCCGTTGAGTATCCCTCGGTTTGACCAACCGCCCCATGCGTCGAGATCAATCACCACGACGAAGTCGGCGTCGGCTGCACACTCACGCACCCACTGCTGGCAGGCTGTCCGGTACTCGGCCAGGGCCACAGTGCGTCGGCCCGCGAACTCCGAGGAGAACTGCTGGCGGCCAAGCCGCTGGCTCGTGAACGTCGCCTGGCGGTGCCGTCGGCAGAAGTCGGCGAGCACCTGGTCGGTGTTGTCCTCGTTGTCATTCGTCTCGACGTGGAGCTTCCACGAGCGGCAAAACGCACCGAGACTGAGGACACGCTCGAGGTTGGATGCAAGCTGCGGCGCACAGCTGCGGGCCAGCCCGACAACGGCAATCTCGCAGTCAGCCAGCACGGCAACACCTTGGGCCGCCAGCTCGTCGAACGACGACCGGAACGGCGGCGACGGCAGCACCAGGTGCTCGGGTATCTTCACCGCTTCCATGCCACCCCGACTCCATAGGGCTCTTCGATCATCTCGTGCGGCGCTCGGTGCTTGTGGACAAACGAGTCGAACACGTAGGACAGGTAAGGGTGGGCAGGGTGCGTTACGTCGTGGAACGCCACGCAGCCTCCCGGCCTGACCAGCGGCCAGACGTTGTCGAGATCCGCGAGGCCGCCCTCTGCGGAGTGGTCACCGTCCACAAGGACCAGGTCGAACGCCTCGGCCTGCTCGGGCATCAGTGCCGGGATAGTGTCTCGGCTGTCGCCGTCCAGGAACGCCCGCCGGCCCGAGAAGTTGAAGTCGTCCAGCAGCTGCTCAATGTGCTGGTGGCTGCCACGGCCGCTGCCGCCGTAGTCGGTGCCCCACTTGTCGGCCACCCACACGGCCTCGAGGTGCTGGCCGGCGTTCTCCAGCACCACTCGCAGGCTGCCGCCGTCCCGGGTGCCGATCTCAAGGTACTGCCGCACCTGGTGGGTGCTGCAATGCCCGGCCAAGAAGCGGTAGAGGCTGGCGTTGCTCACGTGACACGCACGGTGGTCCGTGCCTCCGTGCCGTAACGCTTTTCGATCACCAACCGCTTCACCTGCTTGTCGTTGCCGATGATCGGGCCGATGGCATCCAGCACGGCCTTGGCCACGTTGTCCACGTCCGGCAGTGGGGCGGGCGGTGCGTTGGGCTTGAGCCCCTTTTTGTTGAGGTGCGACCTCGGCCGCACGAACACGGCGTCGATCACCACCTCGACCGTTCCGGTGCAGGCACGCAGGCCAGCGTCAACGGCTGCCAGCTGTAGGGCCTTGCGGTAGGCGTGGATCGGATGCCGTGCCTCGACGTAGGCGTGCGCGAACTTGCCACGGGTCGTGATCTTTGCCCGAGGCTGCGGCACCGGCTCGCCGTCAACGCTGAAGGTGATGGACATGGCGACATCGTCGCCACCTTGTCAAGCGAGACGGGCCAGCAGCGAGCGGAGCGTGGCGGCTGCGGCAAGTTCCTTCTTGCAATTTGTGCCGTAGTATTCGTCGTCAACTACTTCCGCAGCCAACTGAATCGCCTCACGCTCCTCGTCGGTGAGCCGCAGTCGCTGGCTACGCATGCGTTCTGCCTCCGCTATCAGCTTCCTGACCAAGCATGTCGCGTGATGTCTGTCGGTATGGCACTCATCCCAGTGTGTTATTCCGAAGCGTTCTGGAATAGCGTCAAGCCACGCCTGGGCGTCGTCAATTATGTCGTTCATCACACACCAGTTTTTTTGCAAGAAAACTTGACACTTTTCAATCACCCTAGCGCACGAAACGCCACACCATCCCACGAATATCTCGGGGCGCTGACTTGCTCAGTCTTTGGCACTGTCCGCTGTTCTTCACGCTGTGTCAAGCGTTTCGGCCCTCACTTCACGGCCAACGTCACGGCCGGCGGCACCCAGTGCTTTACCAGCGTGCCCTTGAATCCAAGCTCCTTGATCCTCCTGCGAACCCACGGCGACGGCCGCAGGGAGTTCCTGCTACAGCTTTCGTCCCACCGGCTGGGAGCCTGTGAGTCCTTGTCCCTCACCTTGACCACGATGTGAATCCTTTCTCATCGAGATTCCGACCAGAATGCCCAAAACAAACGTCGCACCCTGCACCACGAATCCCACCGTGATGCACACCAGCTGCTCGACCGTCATGGGGTCACCTCAATTCCCCGGGTGGAATTGGGCCGGCGTCTGATCCAGCCCTTCTTCTCGAGGGCCTCGAGGTGGACGACCACCCCATTCGGGCTCTTGATCGACATCGCCCTGGCGATCTCTCGCACAGTCGGCGAGTAGAGCTCCATGTGCGACGTGATGAAGTCGTACGCCTGCTTTTGCCTCGCCGTCAGCGGGACCTTCTCGGCCGTCGTCATGTCGTTACCTCCTTGCGTAGTTGGTCAACCATCTTGCGTCTCGTGTACTCAAAGTCGTCGGCGTCTTTGCCCTTGAATCCCTCGGCAGGCGGCTTGTCGTCCGGGCCTCGGTAGCCGCCGGCCGGCCGCTGGTCCCTCGGATTGTCGAACTGGCCGCCGAGCACCTTGTCTACGAAGCCATGGGCCAGCAGCTGCGGCAGCGTCACCGGATCGCGGAAGTATTTGCACCTCGGCAGGGCCTCAATGGCCGCCAGGGCCTTCTCAAACCAGCCCTCCTCGGCCAGGCGGTCTGCGACCTTGTCCGGGGCGTTAGGCAGCTTCCACGGGCGTCCTGTGCCAGCGGCCCATGCCTTCCGCAGCGTCTCCCAGCCTGCCGGCTGCCCCGGTCCTTGCGCAGCACTTTCCGGGGAAGAAGAAGAATTTCTATCTCCTCTATCTCTTCTCTCTGGTGCGCCACGCGCCGGTGGTGAGTGCGCCGAAGCGCACGGGGTAGTGCGCTGACGCGCACCATCTGCCCTGATTGCGTGCATAGCCCGTGATTTAGCCGACTTAGAAAACCGGCGATCCCACCCTGGGATAGCAACGGTCCCGTTGTCAGCATCGATCACGAGCCAGCCCACTTTTTCGACCTCCTGCCAGAAGGCCTCGTCGCCGCCGCAGATCCTGCACAGCAGCCGAACCGAGATCCGGGCCGTGCCGTCGGAGCTGTTCAAACAGGCCCACCGCCAGAGAAGCACCAGACGGCCCACGACCTGGTCAACGCCAAGGCCCGTGCGGTCCACGAGCTCGAGCGTCTCGGGCTTCTCTGGTATGCAGCAGTCGATCGGGAACCATTCGCCGGCCATGTGTGGCCTCCTTACTTGACCGAGGTGGAGTTTGCTTCAGTGGCCAGGCAGTCGCCGTGGCATCGCTGCGGGTAGCAATGACAGACCAGCACCTTGCCGGTCAGGTCACCTGCGTCAATGCGATCCGTGATCGACGGCTTGCGAGTTATGTAGTGCCGCTCGTATGCGTCGCAGACCTCATCGCGGTCACCGTCTTCATCGAGAATGAACGGGTTGCCGTAGCGAGTGCCCCTGTCGATCCTGACGGCAATCCCTTGGCGCTCTGCCCAACAGATCAGGTTCTTATCAGCCGCCGCGTTTGCCACAACGGTTAGGCCGCGATGTATGACCTCTGCCTGGCGTTCCCGCTCGTCTGTCCTCCAGTCGTCCGTCGGCTTCTTGGCTACTTCACGCTTTGCGTCCTGGAGCGTGATCTTTCCAGCCTTCAGCCGCTCAAAGACCTCCGGGGCTTCGGTCTTCACCTTCTTGGCGTCGGAAACGTAGCGGTCGTTAACTCCAACGCTGACGGCCGCAGCCTTGCGAGCGTCGCCTTCGCCCTTCTTAGCTTCCGGAATTTTTTCCGGAAGCTTTTGCCCTCGCCCGTGTTCCTTGCCAGCCTTCTGCTGCCTTCGCTTGGCGTCTTCTGCAAAGTGAGGCTCGAGCTCAGCCGCAACAGCAGCCAGCGCACCCTTGTTCATGTGCCGCCGCCTGTCGTTCAGCGACACGGCGAACGCCGTCGGCTCGTCGCCGGCGTATTCCTTTGTCTTCGGCTCAACGCCAGCAATCTTGCAGGCGGCCCAGCGGTTGCGGCCGTCGAGGATCTTTCCCTCGTACAGCCACACTGGCACAAGCTGGCCGTTCTTGCGGATGTCGTCGGCCAGTTCAGCCAGCTTGGCCTCGTCCATCATCGGCCACACGTCTGCAATGGGGTGGTTCTTCATCGTCTGTGAATCCTTTCGTGACAGGCTCGGCATACAAGCAGGTAGTCTGAGTCCGCGTACTCCCACGGCTCCAGGTCGGCGTCGTATCTCAGGTGGTGAACAACAGTTGCTGCCCCGTCGAGGCAACACGCCTGGCAGCGATGTCCGCGAGCGACAAATAGGGCCATCCGCTTGGCCTTCCATCGCTCATCGAGCAGCTTTCGAGCGTATGTTGCAGAGTCGTTTTTTTTAGACGGTGAACGTGGACCACTACCCAAACGTTGCGGTGGTCTTTTGCGTTTCCAATCAAAAGCCACTTCGTGTAGTCAATGTCTTCAACGCGAAGGTTCGACCACAATTGAGACGTGTTGGATGGGTTTCTTCGGAGCCACTCATACGCCTCGTGGGCGCACAATTGGTGGTCGTGTTTTTTCCCGGCCGCGCTCTTCCACCAGATGTATGGACGCTGCGGGGTCTCGCATTGGGTCATGACCCAGTCTGGCGACTCGTCAAACTCACGCACCTCCATTCCGTAGCCAATGCCAGTCGTCGCTTGCGGAATCAGTGCGACACTTCTTCGCTCCCGGTTAAGAAAATCAATCGGATCTTCGTTCCCGTAGTCGAGGATGCAGGCATCGAGTATCCGGCGTTTCTCTGGCGACGACTCGACCTTGCCGTAGACATCAACGCCAACCAGCTTCCAGCTCTCAGGCCTGCTGTCTCCTGCGTGGATATGGACGCTGCATGACACGCGATCCCACACGCTTACCTTCCGCATTATCTCGCCAAAATCGGCATATATGCGGCACAGTCCGTGCTCATCTCCAAGAACGATCGCGCACTGCACAGCGCGGCCGTCCTTTGTCCTGTTAGGAGCACCGATACCAAGCACAATCCCGTTAATGGTGTCGCCGCTCATGTTGCCCTCCATTCCCTCTCGCCCCTACCGCTCGAGCTCGTCACCGTCCGCCCCGTCTCAACGATCCTGCCAGCCTTGGCCAGCTCGGCGATCCTCTTGCCGATCTGGTGCGGCAGCAGCCCGCACCGTGCCGCGATGCCGCTGGCTCCAGCCGGGCCGTCGAGCAGTGCCGCGAGGATCTGCCGCTGGTGCCGTGTCGCCAGCCCGCCGGCCTGTGCTGCCGCCGCGTGCGATGTCGCCGGGTCTGACGACCTGGCTGCGCCGAACAGCGGCAGCCCCTCCTCAATCGGCGGCGTGATGTAGTGCGGTCTGATCATTTGCGTGGCTCCAAGTACTTGCCGTGTGCGATGCAGCACACGACCGTCTTCGACACGCCAAGCCGCTCCGCGACTGCCGACTGCTTTACGCCCTCGGCGAGCAGCTGCTTCACGCGATCTACTGGCACTGGCGGTCGTCCTGGCATGTGATCCCTTTCCTGTGATTTGGCCCCGTGTCGTGGGGCATGCCGGTTGTGGCCTGTGAAGAAGGCGACACATCCACAACTGCCGGTGTTACTCGCCACACCCGGCTCGGCGACCCATGTGGCGGATGCAAACGCCACGACGACCAGGGCGGGCCGCTGTCGAATCACTCGTAGCGAATCACCGCGAACCAGCCGCGCGGGCCACGGGCCACGCCCTTCTCGACAATGCGGTAGCGGCCACGCATTGCGTCGGCGTAGAAGCAACACGCACGCTCTGCGGCCTCCGGGGTCTGGCCGTAACCCACGCCCTCCCGTCTGCCGTTCAGCACACGGCAATGGGCGAGCCGCCCGGTGCGGGCGTTCTCCTCGGCCTGCTGCTGGGCCGTGATCGTCGTCGTTACCGTCAACACCTGCTCGGCCTGGGCCTTCGCAGCACACATCAACAGGGCCAGAGTCATCATCACCATGAATCTCGCTGACATATCAGATCCCTCCTTGGAACCACCGAACTAGGGCAACGTGCCCTACCGTCAATCACCCGTGTACTTGATGTGCATGCCGTACTCTTCACGCTCAACCGGCGGCTGTGCTGGCTTGAGAGCCGCCAGTTCAGCCTCTAGCTCTTTGATGCGACGCCGAAGCTGTGGCACCTCGAGGTCGGAACGCTTGATGTCCTGAAACGCCATCTGCACGATGTCGGCTGCCTTGTGGTAGCGATGGCCACGCAGCACTTCGTCGATGGTGTAGGCGAACTTGTCGAGTTCCTCTGCGAGTCTCATGGCGTCTCCTCAAAAGGGGATGTCGTCGGAGCCAATCGCTGGGGCCGTTTGCTTCACCTTGGCGGCAGGCGTCCTGGCCGGTCGCTTGGCCACCTCGGCGGCCTCCTCAGCCAGCTGCGGGATCGCCATGAACTTCCACACGTTGACGAACGTCCGGCCGTTGGTGCCGACCCTGTGGCGGATCTCGGCCATGACCCGGCGGCCGGTGAGGTCGTCGGATTGCGTGTCGGCCCACTCCTGCTCGGAGAGAGCCAGGGCACCAGCCAGCTGGGCCACGAGCACCCGCGCCCAGGTCTGGCCCTTCTTCAGCGAGACCTTGACCCACCAGTAGCGTCGATCCTCGTGGGCGAGCTCGAGCACCAGCTGCGTGGTGTCCTCAGACACCGTTTTGATCTGGAGCTCGTGGACGCCCTCGGGCAGATCCATCCGCTCTGTGCTTGCCGGTGCTGCCTGCTCCGGCTCCTCTACCGAAATGTTCCACTGCATTGGTTCCCTTTCCTGTTTGGGTTTCTTTCCTGCTCTCATTGCGTTCCACGAGTCATGCCACGGCATCGGCCACCACATCCGGCTCAATCTGCTGGTGCCGCATAGTCACGAAAGCCGTGAGCTGCAGGGCCGCTTCCGGCGTCAACTGGCCTTCCGAGACCAGCACATCTATCCGGTCGGCGATCTTTCCCAGCGTCCGCACGGACGTTGCCTGTGCGATGTGATTGGCAATCTTGATTCCGAGCGGCTCCTCGACAGGCATGCCGCCCCCTGTACCGCCGGTAGCGTCAGCGGTTCTTGCAGGCTCCGGCGCCGGAGCCACAGGGGACGGGAGCCCGTCGGAGAGCCAGGCGGCGAGCTGCTGGCCAAAGTCTTCGCCGGGCCGGTCGATCAGCTTGTCTTGGAACTTGCCCGTGCGGTCCTTGATCACGTTGGCAATGTGCTCCGTCGAGATCTCAACTAGGAGATCGAACTCGTACTCGACGCCCTTGCCCTGCTCGGGGGCCAGGCCCACACGCTGCGGCGTCTTCTTGCCGTTGTTGTCCACGGTCGTCCACTCGGTCTTCGACCGCATGGTGGCGATGACGTGGCCGGGGTAGTTCAGGATGGCTTGGACGAGCCGCCGCTGGTGCGGCGTGCCCTCGCTCCACGCGCTCCACGTGTTTCCCCTGTACTTCGCTTTCGCCAGCTTCTCGACCTCCTCGAGCAGCGTTTGCCAGCCGTGCGAGAGACTGTCGATCACCAGCACCTTGTAGCCGGCCTTGGCGGCCTCTTTGATCGCGGCCACGTAGCCGTCGATGGTCTGGTCCTCAAGCTCCAGCACGTCGAACGAGAAGCGGTCGGCGTACTTGCTGGCCGAGCCACGCTCGGTGTCGATCACTGCAATCGGGCTGCCGCCGGCCAGGCCCGTGGCCACGCGGAGGCTCGTGAACGTCTTCCCGGCCCCGCTGGGGCCGAAGATTGCCGCGTGAAGGTTTGCTGCTGCCTTTGTCGCTTTCTTGAATCCCATCTCTGCGTCCTTTGCTACTGGTGCTACTGATGTGAAAAGCCCGTTTCGCGTCGTGCTGGCGGGCGGTGAGTTGCGTCCCTGCTACTGCCGTCTCCGACGGCCATCCTTCCGGCCGTGGCGTCCTGCCGCCGGCCGGTCCTGTTTGGTCTGTCAAAACGGGAGCAAGTTCCCGATTGGCCACGGCCGTGGATCGACCTCGACGATGTCGGTGGCGGTCTCCACGAGCAGCTTCCCGTTGTGGTGGTCAGTGATCCGGCCGTCGTCGTACGAGCTGTCGCTCCAGCCCTTGAGGCGGAACGAAACGTGATCGCCGACGGCGAACGTGTTCTGCGTGTTCGTGCCGTAGGTCTCCTGCATTCCGGCGACTGCTGCGGCGTATTCGGCGTGATGAGCATCCATGTGGGTCGTCTCCTTCGTGTGTGGGGCAAACATATACGGCTGTTCAGTTGCTGGCAATCTAGTGGTCAGGCATTCCAGTTGGTGTTTTGGGGATTAGAAATTGCGTTCATCAGTCATGGGTTTACGTGTGCCGCTAACGTCACTTTTGGGCAAGAGCGTACCGATAGCGTTACTTGTGTCAAGCAAGAAACCGGGAGAGCGTGGAAACAACGAGGTCGATGCCGTGAGCGACCGCCTGGGCGAGGTCACTGTCAGTGCCGAGCTGCTGCCCAAGGCGGACGAAGACGAGGGCTTGAATCAGCCGGTCAAATCTTTGTTTCATCGCTTGGCCCTCCTTGGCCGAGAGAATCCTTTAGCCCGCTGGCACTATGGCCGGCAGGCAAGTCGTGTTTTCAGGCAGCGGCAACCGTGACGGCAAAGCCATCCAGGATGCCACTGACAGTGGTGGCTGCCTCGTCGGCCCTCACCCAGGTGCCGTGCTTAAGGCCAGCAGATGGGCAGACGACAGAGTACGTCGCTGGGCCTGGCTGCCAGCCCATGCGTCCGCTGGGCATAAGGCATTCCACGAAAGGACGACGGCAGTAAACGTGAACGTCTTCACGCCCGATCCACCGGCACTCGCCGGAGGCTAGGCTGGCAATCTGCTGGCGGACGTGTTTGCTAGAGCTCATCGCTTTGACTTTCTGCTCGAGGTCCGCGAGCAACCGTGCTCGCTTGGCCCTAGTGTAGCGTTATCGTTACTTCATGCAAGGGCTCTTGAGAAGATTTCTCTGGGGGCGGTTTTCCTCGAGGATTACGAGGGCTTCCGCTTGCGGCTCGGCTTGGGTGCCGCCGGCTTCTCGGCTCGTCTGCCTACGGATCGGGTGGACAGGCTGGCCTTGAGGGCCAAGGCGTCAACCCGCTTAACCAGCCACGCCCGCTCGCCGGCCTTCCAGCCGGTCAGCCTGGGATCCTCGGCGATGAGGAGCCGCCGGATGTAGCCCTCAGTGCAGCCGCAGAGCTTTACCGCTTCGGCGACTGTGATCCACTCTTTGTCTGGTGAGGCCACGGCAATCATTCCCGGAATGTAACGCTAGCGTTTTCAGTGTCAAACATACGCGGACAACCTTGGTCCGTATTTCACCAAGCGATCACCCGTTTCGGATTCCCGCTTTGTCGTGTTCACTAGAAACGCTGTACACTATCAACCGACCCGAAAAGGGGCGATTATTCTAGCGGATGGGGTGCAGATTGAAGCACTGTACATGGTGTGCAGAGTTTCGAGCGGAGTGAGCGGACGGCCAACCTTGGTCCGTCCACTTGAGCCGCAAACTTGAACACCTGTACACTATCCGCTAGGATCGCCCCTCAAACCCAAAAGAGGAGAGCGAAGATGCAGCTGAAAGACCTGTTGATTGACCGATTTGCCCCACACAAGGACCTGTGCGACCGGACGGTGGCGATGTACGTGGCGACGCTGGCCCGCCTGCGAGACTTTCTGGGCCGGGAGCCGACCGTGGACGACCTGGACGACCTGACGGTGGCCAAGTTCCTGCGGTGGCGGCGTGTCACCCAGCACTCACGGTGGAAGCTGATCAGCCCGGCGTCTCTGGCGAAAGACTCGGCCCACATCCGCACCCTGTGGAACTGGCTAGCCAAAAAGCGGTGGAAGCGGTCAGACGGCCAGATGATTGAGTTCCCCGACTACGCCAGGCCGAAGGTGCCGAAGCCCGTGCCGAAGGCATACAAGGCCGAGGAGCTCGTGCGGCTCGTCGAGGTCGGCAGGCGGCGAAAGGGCATGGTGTCGGGCAAGCCGGCCGCCTGGTACTGGCCGACGAAAATCATGGCCATGTTCCAGACCGGCGAGAGGATCGGTGCCATCTTGCAGATACGCTGGTCGGAGGTGGACCTCGAGCGGCACACGCTGACCTTCCTGGCTGCCACCCGCAAGGGCCACAGGGAGACGATTACACGGCCGATCACGCCAGACCTAGCAAAGATGCTGGCGGCCCAGAAAGGCCCGCCAGAGGCTCGCGTATGGCCTTGGCTGGACGACCGGGAGCCGCTGTCTGCGTACAACAGCCTGCGGGTGCTTTGCCGTGTGGCTGGCGTGCCGTACAAGCCGTTCCATGCCATCCGCAAATCCACGGCCAGCTACCTCAAGCGGGCCGGGATCTCGGCGAAGAAGCAACTGGGACATTCGTCCGAGGAAATGGCCGAGAACCACTACTACGACGAGGAGATCACCGGCAGGGAATCCAACCTGGACTACCTGCCCGACATCGACAAGCCGCACGAGCCGCCAGCGGCGTGAGCCTTGACCAGTTCTGTCAAATGCCCACAACGTCGCCCGGCGGGCAGGCAGCGGACCGATAAACCGCGTGGCCGAACCCGCCGGGCGGCGTTCCATATTCTGGAATCTGGAACATGCACGCAATCCTTCGCTTCCGCCTGCCGGAAGAACAGACCGAGTTTAACGCCGCGATGCAGGGGCGCGAGGCCAAGGGTGTGCTCTGGGCCGTGGACCAGCACTGCCGCTCGATCCTCAAGCACGGCGAGCCCAGCGAGGAGACGAGGCAGCAGCTCGAGCAGATCCGCGAGATGCTCCGCGAGCGGCCGGGCCTACTCGATGATTGATGCCTGCTCCTCGCGGTAGAGCACCAAGGCGATCGCTGCGTAACACGAGATGTCCTTGAGCGTGTCCTCGACGCCGTCGAACTCGCACGTGCCGCGCCTGAAAAACGCTTTGAGCCTGTGCATCTTGTCGGAGATCCGCAGGATGCAGCCCGCCCAGGCTGGCATGTTCACCACGTCGGCACTGCTGCGGATGTTGCTGAGTGCGTCCTCGTCTACGCCGTAGTCCATCGTCTTGCGTAGGTGGAGCGTCTTGAGCTCGTCGAGCACCTCGAGGAACTCACGCGACCCGGGCCGGATGTCGCCCTGGTCAGCCAGCAGGCTGTCGCCCGTGAGCCGCTCGGCGTACTTGGCGGCGCTGGCCTGCGTGATCTCACGCCACCCGGCCTCGACCTCTTTCTCAAACGGCGTGGCGTGGCACTTGCCACCGTCGCAGCAGCCGCCAACTAGGCGGTCTTCCACTGCGGCCCGCAGCTGCGAGTTGGTTTCCTTCAGGTCCGTGATCGTCCCTTGCATGGTTTTCCTTTCAATGAGAAGTCTGGCTACGTCTGCGGCGAGTGCCCCTGCCGTCCCTGTCCACTGGCCCTGGTAGCGGTAGGCCCGCTGCCGTGCCTCGGCGAGATACTCGTCAGTGAGGTCGTAGCCCATGTGTCAACGCTTCGCTCTCAGGTCTCGGTCGCAGAACAGGGGATACGCCCGAGTCACCTCGTTCCGGCCGTGGTCGATGATCGCCATCCCCTGGCACGGCCGCTCCGGTGAGGCGACACGCTCGGCATATGGGCTGTGCCCGATCACGCTGCCATTTGCCACGTAGCGTGCCCCACGCAGCCAGCCCCACGAGTGGTAGTGGCCGAAGATCGTCAGGTCTGCACGCTTCCCGGCGTCCCACCGGGCGATTGATTTGCTGGCCGGCAGGGCCAGACCGTAGACGCCGCCGCCGTATCGAATGCTATGCCCGTGCGTGGTGCGGACGAGGAATCCGTCCAGGTCCACGTACCCGAGGTGCCCCTCGGCGATCTTCCAGGTCACGTTCTTGTTCTGCTCCTCGCGGGCCAGCGTGAAATACATCATCTGTTCCCACGAGTGCTCGAGCTCCGTGGCGATTCGGTTCTTCTCCGTGCTTCGCCCGTGGTTGCCGGCGTTGGTGCAGACGATCACCTCGTCGGCGTGCTGGGCAATGGAGTCGATGAGCCCTCGCAGCCGCTCGGCGATCCACCGCGTGGCATTCATCGGCGAGAGCTGGGCCACCTCCATGCAGTCCGGGTGGATATGTCCTGTGATGAAGTCGCCGCCGAGCCAGACCAGAACCCGGCGGACGTTGGCTTGGTTGCGCTCGTGCTCAAGGCAGGCTAGGAACCGCTCCTCGAGCTCGTTCATCCGCAGTTGACATACGTCAAGTGAGTAATCGTTTTCGCCGTTGACGGTCTCGGGCAGCACCCGCTCTTCGCAGTGGACATCCGACAGCATCAGCACCGCCGTGGCGTCGTGCCGTTTTGCCTTGACAGCTTTGGTCAAGGGCCGCTTGGGTGCCTTGATTCCAGACAGCCCAGCCAGCGAGTCGCCACGCTCCCTCTCGCGGTCGATCTGAGCCAGGGCGGCGTTGTATCGGCCCTTCAGTGTTGCCACCTCAGAACGCAGCCTGGCGATCTCTGCGTCGGCTTGCAGCCGTGACGCAGCTGCCACGTCGTCGGCAATCTGCTGGGCTATCTTCGCAGCCATAGGCTCACCTCTTTCCAGCCGGCAACGGACCACCCACGCTCTGCTGCGGCGTCGGAGACCAGTTGCCCGACCTCTCGGGCAGACGCCCCGCCGTACTCGCCAGACTGAAAGCGGCGTCGCACGTCTAGCAGCTGCTCCTGCACGTCAGGCGGCAGACGGTCCAGCCACGGCTTCGGGCCGGGCTTTATCCCACGCACACGCTCACGCACGGCGTCGGCCAGGGCGACGGGGCTTTTGCTTTTCGTCTTCACGCTTGGGCTCCTTCCCTTCCAGGTGAATCCACCCGTCCTCATCTGGGATGCCACCGCCAGCGTGCTCGTCGTCGTCGTCCAACTCAGGCGGCAGGATCACCGCCTCGGGCTGCTTCCGCTGTGGCTTGGTGCGTCCCATGCCACTAGGGTGGCAGGAGTGTCAAGCGTTCCGCCTGGCGTTGCTGATAGCCCGTCGCACGAGCACCCGCCCAGCCACGTCGAGGAACGGCAGGCCGCGAGCCTCGGCCTGCTCACGGAGCCAGCCCACGATGGTGTCGATGTTGGCCTCGCACCAGCCGGGCGTTTCCTGCTCGCGGCGGTCCATCTCGGCGGCGCGAGCGTTGCACGAGCAATCCGGCGCGGCCACGATGCCGACCCGAGCCAGGAGGGCCTTTAGTTCAGTGCCGGGGCCGTTGGTGGGAGCCGGTGCTGGCTGCGGTAGCCGCGACACTCGCGGATAGAACTCGCTCTCTGTGTCAATCGTCCACTCGTCGCCGTCCTGTGCGACCACGCACGGCATCACCTCGTCGAGCGTGTAGCCACGCTCGACGCAACGGGCCTCAAGGTTGGAGCGGTGGCAGGTGATCATGGGAGCGGGTTGCACTCTAAACAGGTGTAATTTCCTATCCCGGTTGTGCTGCTAGAAGTGCATCCAGATGCGCAGTTCTGCGCAAGATTCGCGCTAGGTGTAGCAGCCACCCAAGTACCACCTAAGGCGTCGCATTGTGATTTTGTTTTTCCGCCTTCCCCGGATTGCGTGAACCCAGAAAAACAACACCTTCCAAGCTCTAAGTTCGTTCCCGCATTAGGGCACACGCACGGATTCGGCGTGCACGTCGTCCCCACGCCCTTGAACACCTTCCCCGTCCCTTGGCACTGGCACTGCGGCTTGACCGTGCACGACGTGCCCTCGCAGCACGCGCCTTCCTTGCACGCTTGCAGGCAGTCGGCTTCGGTGGTGTAGGTCTGTCCTATGACTGCTGAGGAAGGCCACTGGCTAACACCGTTGCTTTTTTTGCGACACGGCATTTTTTGCTATCAGTTGAAAGAAATGCGAATGGTAAAAGACCGCGAACCAGTCTCCATAACTGGAACCTTCGTCCCGTAAATGCCTTCCTGAAAAGCAAACGGGTACAGCGGAGACTCTCCCGAGAACGAGCCATCACTAAGAATCGCTGTGGCTCCGTAAACTATAAAGTCAGGAGGCTTTGGCGCTTCGCAAAGACGATAGTCTGCACTAAACCTTACAGAGCCAGTAGAGGAAAGCCAAATGTTACTCGCGCTGTTGGGGACGGTCGGACATCTCAGCTCTGAAAGGCTCTTGTATGTTCCGACTCCGGCATCCACGATGTTGATCATAATCGGCCAGAACATTTGAAAATCGGCCCCAAACGAATCAACGTACAAAGAAAACCCGCCACTGCATCCAGACGGTTGATTTGGAAAAGCAACAGAGCTGTAGTTGTTCAGCGTAATAGGAACGGTCCACGTTCCCGAATGAGACGATCCTTTCACACCACGGGACACTCGCAAAAAGTTAAAGCCCGACGGAGGCGTCATGCTGTTCGTGAAGTGCTCTAGATAGTCCGATGCTTGTATTGTCACTGTGGCAGTCGTAAGAGCGGACAACTGGCAGTCTTTGTCCGGGCAGCACTCCCACTCCTCCCCGCAGCACCCGCAGTTCTCTGCGAGCCGGCCGTTCTTGACGATCAGCGATCCGTTTTTGGTGGCGAGTGTCATGTGCAGGCCGTGGTGCCCAGCCAACGAAGGTTGCCGCCCTGAATCGTCAGCACGTGCGTGCCGCTGGCGGAATATCCGGGCTGCTGTGTCAGGTTTGGCTGGACGAGATACCACGCGGTGCCGTCCTTGGCGATCGACACATCACACGACCCAGCCGGACTCAGGCCGCACACGAGGTTCATCACGCTGGCCGTATTCGGCGTGCTCGTCACGTTGCGGAACGTCACCGTCTTCGCCGAGTTAATCGACCACGCCCCGGTGAACGTTGCGACGCGGAACACCTTGCCAGACCCACCAACGCCTCGAGGCCCCCACTCAATCGGCCCGAGGTCTCGGTCCCCGGCCTCCACCTGGCGAACAGCCTTGCCGATGCGTTCAGCCGCCGGCCGAGTGAATGACACTCGGTCAACGCCAGCAGGCTTGCCGTCGGGCTTCTTGGCCATGCGTTACATACCTAGAGTCGGGAGAGCGGCGAGGGGGATAAAGTCACTCATTTGGGAATGCCGTAGTGCTCGGCGTGAACGCAGACGAGTACCTCGCCGCCTTCGTGATTCGCAACTCATCGATGCGGCCGTTCCAATACCCGGCATAGGTATCGTTGCCGCTGACCTTGTACACCCACGTTCCGACGATGAGAGGCTGGTCGCTTGCGCCATTGCTGTTTAGTGAAGAGATCGAGCCAACAAGTGCGCCATTGGCAAACACTTTGCCGCTCGTTCCACTGCGAACCATTGCGAGATGCGTCCAAGCGTTCGCTGGGAAGTATGTCTGCGACACATCAACGCTTTGCTCAGCCGCATTTGTGGTCGCGTAAAAATAAAACCGCAACGAGGAGCCAAGCGCACGAATCGACGCAGTCAAGCTGCCCCATGTCTCTGACTGCGCTCCGTTGCCGGATGCGTAGTAAATGCCACGGTGGACAATTCCGCCACTAAGGGTTGAGCTATTCGGATAAATCCAGCACTCAATCGTATAGTTGTCTCCAAGGTCAAGGGCTGCTGCCGACGGTGTAGTGAGGTAATCGTCGCCGCCGTCAAGCGAAAGCGAGTTGCTGCCGAACTTTGGACTGCCGCTAGCGTTTGCATCGCCAATCGCCGTAATGGTGCGACCGTAGCTGGACGAGTCCGCGAGCGACCCATCTGCGTGCATCAGCAAGACAACGTTGGCCCACTGCGGGTCTGTCTCCCACGTCGCCAACGACGCCCGCTTCCAAGTGTTCGTGGCAGTGGCGACGTAGAAATTTCCGCTGGCGTCATACGCAATCTGCCCAGCCGTGCCGGTCGCCGTTGCGGACGCTGGCACGGCTGACCACGAGAGCCCGCCGCCGCCACTCGCGGCGACGAGCTCCCACGCATAGCCCGTCCACGAGTAGGTGCGGCCGTTCTGCGTGGATTGCTGCCCGACGGTCGGCGATGCTGGGAAAGAGAGTGGCATGGTGACTCCTAAGAGATGCTGAGTACGGCCGTGATGCGGTCGTTGCCCTCTGACACTTCGCTGTCCTTGGTGTACCGAAGGACAAGATATTGCCCCGCCGTGACGGCTACAGTGCCAGTGGACGATGAGGTGCCGGTAACTATTCCAGAGGTTACAGTCAGGCCGACCGGGTGATTGCTGTAACCACTATCGGCCAACGAGTGGCTGGCGGGAGACGACGAAGTGCGATACAGAGCACCACCGTCATACCCGTTCTCGCTGCTTGCCGTGACCGTGTAGGAGAGCGTGCCACTAGTCCCGATGAGCAGCCAGAGGCGAGTGTCGTTATTGTCAACGCTGGTCACGGTTGCCGTGATGGTGCCCGTGCCTGTCAGGGTGTAAGAGCCGTTCCCAAACTTGTTGGCGTATGCGATTGGGGCCGCAGCCGCAGGCGTTACCGCACTAGATGCCGTTGAGTAACTGCTAGTCCCCACACCATTCGTCGCGGAGACTCTGAACACCACGGCAGTGCCGTTGGTGAGCCCTGTCACGGTCGCACTCGTCGAAGACGAGGCCGCCCGCGTGAACGTCGTCCAGGTCGAGCCGCTGTTGGTGCTGAACTGAACGGTGTAGTCCGTGATCGGGGTCTGTGCGAGTACGCTGGGTGCCGTCCACGAGACGGTCGCCTGTGCGTTGCCACCTGTCGCCGTGACGCTGGTCGGTGCTGCCGGCGTGAACAACGCACGGAGGTCCGAGTCAGTTCCTGTGCCGCCAGCCGTCCCGATCTCAACGTAGACGCTGCCTGACCACCGAAAGACGCGGTTCGCATCGGTGCTGACATACAGCGTCTGGCTCGCCCCCGTCGCCGGGAAGCCCGCCGCCGTAGCAGCCTCGACGATGTTTGCGGAGCCGCCGCCACCGCCCGGCACAGCACCTTCTTGGTAGCCCCACTCGCCCGGAAGAGAGTCGGCGTTGAGACCACGGATGCGGAACTTGTCCGATTCGTACATCGCCCCCAGCCCCGCTCCAAGCGACCCAACACTAACCGACAGCCCGCTTGATGCGTCCCGCGAGTGTATCGTCGTGTAAGTCCCAATTCCTTGGGAGGATCGCTGCACCTCGTACCGCACAGCCACGCCGCCCGGACTGGCGTTCCAACTTACAACCGTCGTTCCGCTATTCCACGAGATCCCGCTGGGCGCGCCCGGCGCATCCGCCGGATTGTAGTTGCTACTGCGTGACAGCACTCCGCTCGCAATCGTCAGTCCACTCCCGACTATCACCGCACCGGCAGCAGTCGTAGTCGCCAGCGGAAGCCTTGCCGCCGCAACAGTGCCGGACGTGAGCGACGAAGCGTCGGTCGAGCCTCCGCCACCGCCACCAGCCGCAATCGTAATCGAGTTGCTTGCGGTGCTAACCGTAACGCCCTCACCAGCCGCAATCGACACAGTGCCTGTCAGCCCGTTCAGGACTTGAACGTATTGGTGTGCGTGGGCCACCTGCGAGAACGAGGCCGTGAGGCCCACAACGTCTGCCGTGCTGTGAGTGTGGGCCTGTGGGGCGAAAGTGGCCGGGACGTTCTGCAGGCTCGTATAAGAGCCGCTGGTGGCCACGGCGGCCAGCCCGCCCACGTCAGCAGCACCCAGAGAGATGGCCCCCTGGCGGCCTGCCACGCTCTGGACCGGGGCTGCCGCAGCTGCGGCAGCCGTGAACGAGACCACGTCGCTGGTCGAGTGGGTGTGGGCCGAGGGGCTGAAGCTGGTCGGCACGTTGGCCAGGGCCGTGTACGAGATCGTCGGGATGCGTGCGATGGCAAACGTCCCAGCAGTCACGTCGCTGGCCTGCAGCTGCACGGCACCCACTCGCCCGGCGACCGACTGCACCGGGGCCAGGCTGGACACCGCTGCTGTCCCGTAGGACGCAATCTGGAACTGGGCGGCGCTCGTCGAGATTGTGATCCCGTCGCCCGCCGTCAGCTGGAACGTGCCGAAAGCGTTGGTGGCAGTGCCTGGGTTAATGAGGAAGCCAGCCGGGCCGATGCCGCCGCCGACCGAGATGGCCGCAGTGTTGCCACCGCTCACCGTGATGGCAACAGACGTACCGCCAGACACGCTCACGCCGGCAGCTGTGCTTGATACGACGACGTTGATGCTCACGGGGCGTACGCTTTCAGTGTGCCGGACAGGTAGGTTCTCGTCACCATTGCGGGCGAGACGCCACGCAGATACCACCGATAATTGGTGGCAGGATTCAGTGCAGCCGTCTGGATCTCAGTCAGCGAGAGATTCACCTGACCGGCTGCGGCGTTGACGACAGTCACGGTGAACGTGGCCGCCGTCGTGCCCTGCGTGCTGACGCCGCTCGGATTCACAAACGAGACTGTGGTGGCCGTTTCGTAGATGATGGCCGTCCACGTGAAGCTCGTGGTGTCAATGTCCAGGTCGGCCAGCATCCCGAACTCATCGCCGGTCGTCAGCGAGATATTGAGCGTCCCCGGCAATGCGTTGAATGTTTCGGCCATATTGTCACCCTACTCGGTGTGTGTAATTGCTTTTAGAAGGGCGGCGTGCCGAAGAGCGGCTGGAAAGCAACCTCGCGGTGGACGCGGCGGTAAAGGATGTCGGGGGCAGTGCCAGAGCTTTTCAGCGAGCCGTTGCTGTTGAGGGCAACAGGGTTGGACGACGCGACCTTGTCGCCGCTCTCCGAGTCAACGACATAGGCCCGCTTCTTCTCGCTCCCCTCGAGGTAGTTCCACCCGACGTTGGGCAGCATCAGCCGCCAGCCGCTTTGCCTGAACGCGAGTTCTACCGAGACAGACCAATACTTGAGCTCCACGCCGTTGACCACCTCGACCTGCTGCTGCCCGCTAATCCCTTGGCACTTCCACTGGTACTGCTGGGCACCCAAGAAGGCATCTGCATTCACGCAGTTAGTGACACTCGCGGCCACGCCAACCGGAAATGCTGGCCGGTTGCCAGAGATCGTGCAGCGTAGCTCTGCCTCCTCGGTCATCGCCCCCTCAAAAAAGTCTGAGGCCGAGTTCACTAAGACTCGCAGGTCGTTGTTTCCGCTGCCGTGGAAGTAGGCCAGCGCCGGGATCGCAGCTCCACCTGTGGAGAAACTCCAGATGTCGGCTCGTGCGAGTGGGTTTGGGTCGCTGTCCTGCGTGCCGATTGCGGGCACGGAGTACGAGTAGGTGGCCTCAACGTGGTGCCGGTCGAGCTCGGTGACCGCACCCTCGCTGCACAGAAGATAGCCATATTCTGGGTGTGGCGTGCCGTGGAATATGCCGATGTAATCAAGCACAACCTGCGCACCCACGGTCGCACTGGTCGTGACGTGGTATTTAATCTCGGCAGTTGGCGACTCACCGAACTTGTGCGAGAACGTACGCGGGATGACTTCGCGTGCTGCGATAATGCTCATTAGGCGGCCCCCACAATATCGACCACGCCGCCGAGCTTGCCGATCTCTCGGGCAATCTTCTGAAGCTCGGACAGCTGCTTGCGGTATTCGCCAATCGCCGGATCTTCTCGGCCGGTCGCCAGCCGCAGGAACTCACTAGCCCCTTCGCTCGTCCGTACGTCCGTGGCCTGCACCGTCTGCTGGGACGCACGCGAAAGAGCTTCAATTCTGCTGGCGTCAATCTCTGCGGCCCGCTCTGCGTACTGCTCGTTCAGGTCTCGGATTCTCTCAGCCGTCTGGAGTGCATCCTCAAAGCCAGACCGGATGGCATCGGCAGCCTGCTCAAATGTCTCAGGGTCGATGACCTTGGCCTCGAGGTCGGCTTCCAGCTGGGCCAGCTGCTCTTGGGCTGCGGTGAACGCTTCGGGTGCAAGCTCGAAATTGACGAACGAGAACGTGTCGTCAATCTTCTCACGCACAGACGCAATGGCTCGCTCTGCGTCCTGCGTTGAAAAACCGAACTGTGACGCCTCCTCGGCTGCGGCCTGGGCCTGGTCAAGCACAGCCAGGCGGCGAGTCGCAGCCTGCTCGGCGGCAGCATCACCAGCGGCACGGGCCTCGACGATGGCTGCTTCTGTCTCTTCGATCTGCCGCGTGATGGCCAGCAGCGTGTCGGCCGCAGTGGCACCGTCGCCGCCGCCAAGACCTTGGGCCGTGATGAACGCATCGGCCAGCTTGCGGTCGGCATCGACGGCAGCAGTTGCGGCACGCTCGGCCGCTGCGATCTTCTCATCGGCTGCCTTCTGTGCCGCCTCGGCAGTACGGGCTTGGGCCTGCGCCTCTTTGTCCAGCGTTTCGATCTTCGCCTCAAACGCGGCCTTCTCCTGCTCGGCTGCCTTCTTGGCTTCGTCGGCAGTCAGCGTGCCGTCGGCCTGCAGCTGTGCGATCTGCTCGAGCGAGTTCTGGTAGGCCAGTGCTGCGTCGAATCCAGCTGCGCCGAACTCTGCCGCAGCAGTGGCCGCTGTGCCGATGTCCTTAGCGAACTGTGCAGCAGCAAGGCTCGGCTGCGACAGGTCGAGCTCAGGCGTGACAGTCGTATCGACCTCGGCGGTGATGCCCAGAAACTCTTCGGCAATCGTCAGCAGCCGCCCGACCGTGCCGCCAATGGCATTGGCGATCGCCTCAAATGTCGACGACACACTCCCAAACACAGACGAGATCACGCTGCCAATTGACTCGATGGCAGACTGAATGCCGAAGAATTCAACCCACGAGCCGACTACCTCGCCGATTGCGCCGCCGAGCTGCGAGAGTGCCGTGGTGATGATGGTGGCAACACGGGAGAAGGTCTCGCCAATGGCGCCAACGCTGTCGGACACGTTGGCCAGCGGTGCGAAAGACACCGCGAACGCAGTAGCAGCCACAGCACCGTCGACTAGATAGCGAACCAAATCAACAAACGCAGTGTTGAGAGAATCGCCCACCACCCCGAATGCTTGGGCAAGGTCGCCGATTGGCGAGATAATTTCGCCGATGACCCTGCCAACGCCACCAAGCACGACGCCGACGAGCTCAAGGGCTGTGCCCACGCTGGAGAGCACTGGCTGCAGCACGTCGCCAATCGGCCCCACGATTGCGTTGATGCCGCCAAGGAACTCGGCCGAGCCTTGGGCAATGCCTTCGCCAAGGCCGACAAACGGAAGCAGGAGTAGCTCACCGAGCCGCGAGCTGGCCACGCCCAAGGCGTCGATGCCTGCTCCAAAGTCGTCGATCCTGCTGCGGTCGATAGCCGTGAGCGATCCGCCGAGCCGCTCAATGTCGTCGGCGGCTGGCCCGAGTTGTGCAAAGAATGGCAGGAGATCCGCTCCGCTCTTGCCAAAGATCTGCATGGCGGCTGCCGTCCGCTTTGCCGGGTCTTCGATGCCCTGCAGCTGCTCGCCCACCAGGCGGATCTGTTCTTCTGGGCTAAGGTTCTCAAGGTCCGTGAATGAGATCCCAAGCCGGCCGAGGGCCTCCGTTGCGGCACGGCTCTCTTCGTCCGCACCAGCAAGCGTTTTCTGCAGCTTGCCGAATGCACTGCTGACAGATTCGATCGACACGCCAGATCGGTTGCCTGCTTCCTCAAGAAGCTGGATGAATTCAAACGACACGCCCAGCTTGTCGGCGGTGTTGCCGAGCTTCTCTACGCGGTCCTCGAGGTCGAGCAGACCGCTGGCCACCGCACTCGCACCAGCACCAAACGCAGCCACCGCAGCAAGGCCGACCGTGAACGGATTCACCAGCCCAGCCACCGAGGCTCCGATATTGGCGAGGCCGCCAGACAGCCCAGCCCCGCCACCGAACACCTTGCTGAGACCCTCGCCGGCTGAAGAGAGACCGGAAAGCCGTCCAGCCACGTTGCCGATTGGCCCCGGCAGGGCGGACAGCACGCCTGTCAGTTCGTTGAACTTCATCGTGCCGCCGTCGCCAGCACCATCGACAGACGTGCCGAACTTGTCGGCGGCAATCGTGGCCTTCGCCCACTCGGTGGCTGCCTTGTTCAACGCAGAGTTGTACACGTCCTGCGAGATGCGACCTGCGGCCAGGTGGTCGCCGAGCTCCTGCACCTGGGCGTCGTACTTCTGCTGCGGCGTGAGGTTGGCCTGTGTGATTTGGGCGGCACGAGCCAGGGCCTTTGCCCTGTCGGTCTCAGCTGCGGCCGCTTGTTCGTTCGCACCGCTGGCCTCGGCAGCAGCACGGGCATAGGTCTCCTCGCTGATCGCACCTTGAGCGAGCAGCTGGCCGAGCCGCTCGAGCTCGTTGGTACGCCGCTCCTCGGCCGTGGCCACCTGCTCGGTGATCCGTGCCCCCTCGGCAAAGGACTCAGCGGCGGCTTGCGAACTGCTAATAAGTGCCCGCAGTTCTGCGCCGTACTCCTCTGCAGAAATCTGCCCTGTCTTTAGTGCATTGCCTAAAAATGCAAAATCGGTCGCTACCTGCTGCTGGGCCGCACCGGCGGCACCGCTCGACGACGCAAAGGAGTCAAACAGCCGAGCCGCCGCCGAAGCCTGCTTGCCGAGGTTCTGCAACTGGCGATCAACCTGCGACAGTCCCTTGGTCATGCCGTTGGCATTGGCCGTGAACTGAACACCAAGGGCGATTGCCGTATTTGCCATTATTCACCAGCCAAGTCTCGTGCCAACTGTTCCAACGCTTCCTGCATCTGCAGATCGTGCTGCGGTGCTTTCACCACCGGAACAAAGTCTTCCGCTTTCGGTGTCCTGCCACGCGGGCAGTACGGCGCGAGTGCCGCACTGGCTACGAGGCCCGTTTGCCGCCACGTGTCAGGAAGCGGGTGAAAGTGCCGGTGGATCGCAATCCACTCGGCGAACTCCCGGCTATCCATTTCCCGACACAACTGCTTGACCGTCATTCCGAGATGTGCCGCCAAACGAAACAGGAAAACTCTCGTCGGGCGGAGTGCTAGTTTTTTGCCAGTTCCTCTACGTCCTTGTCGGTGAGGGCGTTGTGCTCCATCGCCTTGGCCCACACCCTCGACATCACCTTGGCCGACTTCTTCGCCAGCTGCTCCACCTCTGCGTCGGTGAACAGCCTCTGGCCCTTGTCGTCACACAGGCAACGTGCCAGGAACTTCGTGCGGAAGTTCTCCACGCCCTTGCCCTTGTTGGCGACCCAGTCGTTTTCGTAGCTGTCACGCTCGCCGCATGTCATCACGCGAACGAAGACGCTGCCGCCCCACTCCTTTACCTTGACCTCGAGGAGGCCCAGGTCGTCCGCTGCCAGAATCTGTTCTTTCGTCAGTGCCAAGGTTTCACCCGATGAGGTCGAACGTGAACGTGTAACGCGTCACATCGTTGGCAGCCGCAGTGGCTCCCTTGCCTGTACATACTGCGTTGTATGTCAAGCTGATGCCGCCGCCGCTGATGCTCAACTGGCCATACTGGCCCCAGTTGAAGTTAGCGGGCGCGAGACCCTCGACGCTCACGCTGCCGCCGCTTGGTGCGTAGGCATCGCCGCGACCTACAGGCAAGCCGCCGCCAAGCTCAAGCTGCACGCTTGTCAGCTGTGACAGCGAAGAACCGGCAAACGATACCGAGCAGCCCTGCGAGTAAGTCGCCACGGAAGCCTCCGTAGCGGACTAGACCCGCGCGACTCGGAAGGTGGCCTGGCCCCGCGTGGCGTCATTGGTCGCCAGCGTTACGCTGGACGAGCTCACGGTGGCCGCCGCACTCAGTGTCAGGCCGCCAGAGATGACAAGCGTGCCCGTGGCACCGTCGGTGATAGGTGCAGTGCCGAGGTACTCAATGCTGACTTCGCGGCCCGTGTCGGTTGCCGATCCCTTGAGCGGCCGATCCATCGTCAACACGTTGCTGCCAGCAGACTGGCTGAGGTGCGAAACGTCGATGGTGTCGCCAGCGGACACGTCGGTCATCGAGTAGGTGATGTTCGTGACCGTGTAGCCCGTGCCGCCGAAAGTGAGCGTCGTGCCCTGAGCGTGCGAAGCCATGTATTAGTTCTCCACCCAAAAAAGGTCGTAGGTTTGACGGACCAGATAGAGCGAGTTTTCCGCTCCGTCGATCTCCACCAGGTCGTCGGCTTCGTCCATCAAAGACGCCTGCCGCACCTCCGTATTGTCGATACTGCCACTGAACCCATCCAGAACCCGACGGCACTTATCTGCCAAGTCTCGCGCCGCTTCGTAGGTCGTGCCGTAGACGTACATCTCGACCGTGACTCGTGGCAGGCCCGCTGGGCCACCCATAGCCATCTCGCGGAGAACGCGGGCACGCCGCCAGATGATGAGCGGAAACTGGATCGGCGACGGGCCGACATACCGCAGCGGGTAGATGCGGCCACTGATCAACGCCTGCACGTCGGCATTGGCCACCAGTGCGTTTCGCAAGATCGCTTCGGGGGATTTCAGCGGCATCAGAACGGCCCCTGTAGTGACTTGACCTGGTCGGCAAGCTCGCGGGCAGCTGCATTGAATGCGGCCGTCATTTCCTCAACCATCATCGACTCGACCTTCTCGCGGGTCTGCTCCCACGCCGACCGCACTGGTGGCCGACCGTACGAGCCGCCGACGGGCATCTTCCCCGTAGACACCCGGCGGCCGTCCTTCGTGCGACGGGTACGCTCTTTGGTGCCGAACTCCACGAGCCCTTGGTGGTAGCCGAGCTTCTTGTTGTCGTATGGCTCGTTCATCTTGCGGCCAGAACGAAAGCCAAGCACGACCAGGCCGACGCCGGTGCGTGGGTAGCGTTTGCTCTTGATCGCAATGGACCGCCGCAGGTTGCCGGTCGGCCCGCGTGGCGTCGCCGACTTGAGGGCCTGAAGCGTGCCGCCCTTTTCGGCAGCACGCCGCAGCCCTGCTGCCATGTGCTTGGCGGCCAGATTCTTGGGCAGGGCCATGAAAGCATTTCGGATGCTCTCAAGCCCCGGGATGCCCGTTGTGATGCTGATGCCCGTCTGCTCAGCCATTGCGACGCTCCATGCAAATAGCCTCGTGCTCGGTGCGGTTGCCGTGCTCGAGCAGGCTGGAGATCTCAAGCGTGCGGCCACGCCATGCAAAACGCATCTGACTGCTCAGGCCCGGCAGGTAACGCAGCCGCAGCCTGTGGGTCACGGTCGTCTCTTGCTGGCCAGCTGTCAGAGCCTCGCGGGCCGAGACGCCCTCGACGCTGGCCCATACAGCCGAGGAGTCAGACCACGCCAGCACGGTCTCGCCGAGGGCATTGGTGGTGCCGCTGGCCACCTGGACGGTCACACGCTCGCGTAGGTCGCCGGGTCGGATCATTCCACCACGGTACGCCGATACCAGGGGATACTGGCAGTTTCAGCCTATGCAGGCTCGACCCACTCGCCCGTCGCCTCGTCGAGCGTCCAGCCCTCGCCTGGGCATGGCTCGGCTTCCTTCTGGTTTTTCCCGACGACGTTGCCAGCCTCGTCGCGCACTTCCCAAGTGTGCATACCGTTGATCACGCCGAGATAGGTAGTCGTCATGAGATCCGCCCGTAAAGGATGAAGTTGCCGAACGGAACGCTCGTGGCCGATGTCGGGATCTCCGACAGTCCCGTAACAGCACCAGCAGCCATCGGCGGCAGCCTCATAAAGCTGCCGGAAGTGACGGTAGCCGCCTGCCATGTTCCGGGCGTGCTGCCGACAATCAGTAGGCCGACCGCGTAGCGAGTCCCGGCGACAAGGTTGTAGGACGCAGGGTACCCGCCAGTGGTACTAAA